GCCCCATTTGGCCACTTGGCCTGTCTCTGTACAGCAGATTTCCAACCTATTAGAAGGGGGGTTGGCTACTCCTCGGGATAGCGATGTAGACCGCTTTCACGCCATAACTGCAATAAGCGTGGAGTATCCTTTGTGGGGGAGTTACCCTATCCCCACGATGTCGCGGTGCACGAGCGCGACCCATCTTTCCCCCTCGAGAAGAGATCCGATGGTGAGTCCCCGAATTTCAATTTCCATGGATGCGACGTCCGCCTCGTCTAATCCATAGCGTTCCAACATGAAATTCCAGGTCTCTTCCACAATCGAATGGCTGGTGCTAGCCATCGATTTGTAGTGGTGTGCGTCATCACGCCAAACTTTCCCTTCACCACAAAGGTAAAGTAGTCTAGGGATGAGGGCCCGAAGAATCGGGATGAAGGAGCAAGAGTTCCTAAGCGAAAGACAAACCCCGCGCAGCCAGGGTATATAGTTTCCACTCTCGAAGAAGTGTACACTATGAAAAGTCTTCGCCAGCACTCTCCCTATCTTCGGGCCAAGAACTGGCCCATCGGAAGTGGGCCAGAAAAGTCCGCTGCAAAAGTCGATCTCCGGAGCCATAACCGGGTCGAAGCCTCCCTGTCGGTAGTGTCGAAGGACGGTCTCAGGATCATCAGTGTAGATGACCGCATCGTCGCCATGAACTATGGCTCCGCATACGGCGTGGCATGACTCAAGCATAACCAGATGCACCCTGGAATTACCGCCTGATGTGTCGCCATCTCCTGAAGCAACTTGTGCTCTTCTGGTGAAGCGCCATCCACCAGCTGAGCGCGCCTTGCGCTTACCGTCCCTACCTTTGAGGGCTATGAGACAATCCTTGGGCGCACCGCAATTCTTGTACTCATCGTACAAGCAAGCCATCGGTGTCGGGCCCACTGATCGATCCCATCTTGAGCAGTCAACTGCAATCCAGTGGAGAAAGGGCATGTTTCCCCATCGGCGGGGAAGCTCCTCGAAGAACCGCCCGATCTCTTCAGCAGTTCTTCCTCCAGCATACAAGTAGTTCTGGTCGGGTCCGTAGGCAATCGCAAGTCTTTTGCCGTAGGCCCACGTAAATGGGCCAGTTGCAATTTTGACGTCTACTGATCTACCTTGTATGATCCTGGGTGCAGGGGACTTCTTTATTGGTGTGTCTCGAATAGCGGTTACAGCCTTTTCCCGCTTGACAAATGCCTTAATCTCTTGCCCGTGACCCCCGAGTACAGAGGTGGAAGGATCCCGCGCGATTAACCCACGGGCTCGAGATGGCAGATGCTTCAACCACTTAGCATAGTCCGGTACGGGCACCTTACCCATCGGCCTAGCTTGACGCCACCAAACGCGCCAAATCTCATTTTCCTGTTTATTGACTGCCAACACTCTGGATATTATGGCAGCTCGCTCATTACAAGAACATGAACGATAGGTGGTTACTTGGACACTCTCAACCCCAATGGCACGAAAGTACCATGACTTACCGGGCTTCCGACACGGTAATTGGGCATCAAATTGCCAACCTTCGATGTGACTGAGCGTATTGCCTTCAGCAATTTCCTCATTATCACGGGGAAACGGATCATCCACACACACATCGTCCGGCGCATTAATCTGCGAAGACGCTGGTCGACCTTCGGAACATACCAGCAAGTTCCAAAGCGTGTGCAGCATTATGCCCTGTTCTAACCTCAGCCTTGTGCAAACCAGGTGTACTAGCAACGTAGGCCAGTAAGCTTCAATACCATGGTGCCAGGCTTCGAGGGAGACCAGGCTGAGCTCCGCTGCGGGGTGCGACCTTTTGAACAGCTCTTCAGCTGTCGCAGAGACGACGGTCGCGCCACAAAACAAGCCAGCATCACTGACATCGCCACGAGACATGACAATATCGGCTATGCTGCCCCGCACAAACGGAGCCCGCGTGCTGTAGTACTGACTGTACAGTGCAGGGGCTGACAAAAGCCCACTCCACCCAGCAGATACTGCGGATCCAATCACCGTATTACGGTATCTTTCTTTCACCTTAAACGCAATACCGACCATCCTCCCTAGGGAGTAGGCCGATAATGATGCAAGACGCGATAGCCTGCGCCTCTCTCGATAGGCAACGAGGAGAACGCTAGCAATCACGAACGCTTGAGGAAGGACTCTGCGCCTAGTCTCTCCTGCCCACGCCCGTTTCGCTGCATCATTTATGCCGAGTGCCGCCGGCACATGCGTTTTGTACATATCCATCTCGTTCTCTGCATTGTGAGTTAGCGCCAAGAATGCCAGTTTGGACGCTACCACCCCCCGACAAGAAGGGTGGACCAAGTTGGATTGTCTTACTTCGATATGAGCATACCTCATCAGCGAACGCAACAATTCTTCATTGCGCTCACGACCAGCCACCTTTGGGTACAATTCCTGAAGCAGTGTTGATGGTACTGCTATCACGGGGGCTCTGACCTGCCCCGCAACAGTATGAAACTGTGGACTTGCAATGTCCAGCACCGAAGTGCCGGATGTATAAGGCGCGTCGACGATATAATATGTCTGACCCCATGCGAAGTATGTCAGCGCTTTGCCTAGAAAGCTGAACATACTATCGGCTGTATATGTCGAAACTGGAGGTGCCCCTGCATCGTAGTCGACGTAGTAGCAAAGGTTTCCGAAAGTAGCCATAACCCTGCATTTCCAAAGGCGCTCAAGACTGACCGAGGAGGTCGATGACCCCCCGGCAAATCGCAATACAATCTGAGCGCCCCGTACTATGCTTTCTTCAAGAATGCCATGTCGTAGCACGGCCTCGGTCGTCCAGGAAAGGCCAGCTTCCTTCCCCTTCAAACATTCTCGGTTGGGTAACCACCGGCCCCCCCCGAAGAACTTGTCACCTAAGCGACGAAGATTCTCCCAGAGCCCATCAATATGGAGGGCACCAGTTTCAGGATTCACTAT